ATGGATTCATTGACTGCCTTTAATTCAAAATGCATTAAGGGCAGTCTCTCATTAGATAGATGTACTTTTCTTGTTTTTTCTCCTAGGCTTTCTTTGTGGGGTTCAGAAAATCATGAGGCTTTTGTAAAACATATGAGTTATTTAACTGAAAAGGTCCTTCAAGATAATCTTGATTCTGATTTTGTACAGGGCGTTCCTTCTGAACTCTTCAAGTATCACTATCGTACTTCTGTTGGTGTTGATATCCAATTCGGTTCTTTTATGCCTCGTCGCCGTAAGATTCAAGATCACGAAAAAATTTCTGCGTTTGGTTTGTCTGATTCTGACCCCCGTTATGAATATTTTCCTAACGAATACGCTTTTCGTGTTGAGTTTAATCCAAATTCTTGTAATCTCTCTTCGGTTTTGCCTTTGTTAGTAAATTTTTCTTCCTCTGGGATAACCCCTTCTCACGTTCGTATTGCTCGTTTGGATATTGCCATTGATTATCCTGTTGATCTTGATCCTGCTCTTTGTTTGTGTGATCGGATGCGGAAAAGTTTTATCGCGTCCGGGCCTCGGGGAATTGAGACTGTCTATTTTGGTTCTCGTTCTTCACAATATTATATTCGTGTCTATAATAAGGCTCTTGAACTCTCCGAAAAGGGACAATCTTTTTCCGGTCCGCTTTGGCGTTTTGAACTCGAAGCGAAGAAGTCTTTTTTTCTTTCTGAAATTCCCGATTTTTCTTCTGTTTTGCAAAGGTTTTCTTTTTATTCTTCTGGAATTCAATCTGATGACTGGAAACTTCGTCTGATTCTTGCCTATGCAAAGGAAAACGGCTTAAAATCGGCTCTTGCGTTTCTTCCTTCTGCAACTCGAAAGAGATATCAAAAAATTTTCGATGATTTTGACCGTCTACAAACAATTGAAACGCCTTTTGAAAGTTATTCTCGTTCTTTCAATTCCTGTTTTCAATCTCTCCGTTCTATGATTTTGTATTCTCTTGGATATTCAATTTTTGAGGAGTCTTTTAAATGAAACGTGCTGTTGCAATTTCTTATTATTACACTTTTACCGATCGTTCCTTCGATGAGCTTTTGTTTCTTTACCATAAAAAGGGTCTTGATCCGTCTCCTCAATTTTCTTATTTCAGTGTTAAGCATTATATGCTTTCCCGTCCTTGGAATTCTTTCTATGAAGGTTGTCGCTTTCTTGAGCGTTACTTGGAGGTTAAGCAATGATTT